CCAGGAGTCAAATCGGACGGCCGATCGAACACCTGTTCGTAGGCAAGACATCCCAAAGGTGGAGGCTTGACTCCCCTATGGGGGTGCTGTAACGTTACGGGTGTCGACAGGGAATCCCCCACTAGTGCGGGGGCTGGAGACTTGAGGGGTACTAGAGCCGCAGGGGCGGGCTATCAGCGCCCATAGGGGAGACACCGAAGTTCCCCACAAAAATGGCCGAGGTGGAGATAGCATCCCACCGCAGGAAAACGAGCCGGGCGCAGAGCAGCCAGCAACCGGAGCCAAGGTCTAACATCCCCCCGTCGAACGAGCTACCGGGCAGGGGGGCAGGGAGGGAGGCAGACCCCCCCAACTTTCTCGAAAAAAAATCGGGAAAGGGGTTGACACCTCCAACCTTGCTAGGTATAGTGAAGATATCAAGAACGCCGGGGGTCACTGCCGAAAGGTAATCCCGGCCCCGAAAGCCCCACCGGGAAACAAGGGGATCCGGGGGGAGGGTAACCTCCCCCCACTAGCAACTTTACAACTGAATCTTGGAGGAAACCTCGAACCTGTGAGGAACCATCTGGGGCGGGTGCTAGATTGACCGCCACCCGACGCGAGAGCGTAGGAGTAACCCGATGAATCACCCCCTGACGACTAACGACCACGACCATCGCCCTGGCAGCGGTGGCGATTCCTGAATGAAGGGGTGGGGAGGGCGAAAGACAAGGTGAGAGAAACAGGAGAACGGGACCCGCTCAAACTGAGAGTAACCGGGGAGTGCGCACAATCCGGGGAGAGGGTAGGGGAGAGAGGGACCCGGTCGAGGTTTCCTCCAAGATTCGGTTGTAAAGTCCTTGACAGGACGCCAGGACAGTGCAACAATGAAGGACACCAAGAGGGGACGAGAGAACTTGTCTCGAAGTCCTTTTAGGACAGGACAAACGGGGGGAAAGATGTCCGTCCCCGGACCCGGACGTCCGCTCCGGACGTGGTGTCCCGTCCTCCATGTCCGTCCCAGGACTAGGACGTAGGTGGGGGCTGTGTCCGTCACTCCTAGCGGACTTCACTCCACCGCAGGGGCGAAGTCCGTTACGATCATGGGGCGGGAAACAGCTCCGGGAAGCAGTGAGGGCACCGCCAGCGGAGAGCCGGATCGAGCCAGACGAGCGGGTTGCCGTGGTGTCCGCAGCGAGGTGCGTAGGCGTNNTCGGGGTGTCCGGGGACGGGTCCGCGTACAGGCCGACGTTGTCCGTCCGGTCCTCCCCTCGGAGAAACCATGTGATGACGGTGTCCGCTGGGAACTGGGAGAGGAAGTCGATGACGTCCTCGCAGGTCAGCTGATGTCCGGTGGGGAGGTAGTAGGTGTATTCGACTCCCCCGTAGGTGTGTGCTGCGGTATCTGCCATGCCCTTACTTTAGGGTATGTGGCTCCGATTGTCAAGGGGTTTTTTGAGAAATGTCCAGTCCTGGGGACGGACGTTGGACCCGCCTGGTCTGGTCCGGGGTGGTCAGTAGCGGACCTTTCCGCGGCAGGCCTTCCGGTTGGACTCCTTTTTGCGGTCCTTGAAGGTGTGTGCCCGCTGATTGACTCGCAGCATGTTGCCGGTTGCTCGGGGTGTCTGGTACTTGCTCATGTATGGATTGTGGCATGAGGGCGGGCTACTTGTCAACTAGGTTGTATCACCTAAACAAAAGGTGTTGACAAGGGGTGAGGGGTGGAGTATCTTCTACTACATGAACACCGATGAGATCACCGCAGTCGTGCACCAGTGCACCACCAACGACCGCAACGGAAACCCGCGACGGGTCTACGTTGCACTCAATGAGTGCGGCCATATCCTTGGCACCGAGGACGAGGGCTACGGGGGTACCCCCCAGTGGCTCCGGGACCTTCACGACAGGGGTGTCTGGGAGCTGCGAGTGGAAGTCACCCCCGCACAGTACCGTCGAATGGTCAAGCTGGGGGACCAGCTGAGGGAGGTCATGGAAGCTCTCCCCTGAACTTTTCTCGAAAACTACTTGACATCCCCGGAGAGGGATTGTAGAGTAGTGAAGTCAAAGCGGTTCACCGCTTCAAAAACCCAACCGTAGGGGATTCTGCGGAGGCTGCCCGGAGCGAAAGAACCGGGACGGGGCCTGGGCTCCGACAGGGTGACATGCATCGCACCCCCCAGGAATCTAGTTCGCCAGGACCTCCCGCAGGACACAACTTGCGGGGAGTCCGCTGTCCGGCCCTAGAAAAGTCCTTGACATTCCGCGCAGTCCATGCGAAGATAAGGACGGTGAGAAAGGTGGATGTCCCCACGGACGTCCCTAGGGACAGGACAGTCCAGTCCGGTTGGATTCTCTGTCCGTCCCACCGGACTGGACGTAGGACCCCGGAGGGTCCAGGGGGGGGCTGTCAGTCCTCCAGGGTGGCAGCCAAAGTTGAGGTTGACGTGGGACGGGACGTCCGCTAGAGTGCTGGCGTCCTGGCGGTGTGGACTGTCCGGTCCGAGTGTTGTGTGTCTTGTCCTTGGGGACGGGGACCCTCGCCCTCGATGGGGGGGCTGAGGTTGACGGGACCCTCTTGTCAGAGGTAGTATTCGTCCTCTGGCGGGGGTTCCTCCAGGTCCTCGTCGTAGGGGTAGTCCATGGGGTCCCCTTCTGCGAGGTAGCGGTCCTCGTAGTAGGCTTCCAGCCAGTAGTCCGCTGCCATGTCCTCGTCCATGGTCACCAGTCCTCCGCCCAAAAGTCGTCGCAGGTGCCCCATCCGATGGACTCGAAGGCTGATTCGGTCTCGAACATGAAGTCCAGGTCCGGCTCGGGGTCGTACTCCCCGAAGTCGGGCTCGTATCCGTCGGGCTCGTAGTCGTTGCTCATGTGTCTATCTTTCCATAGGTGGGGGTAGCTTGTCAACCCCTAATGTTGGGTTATATCACCTAAAGATTCCACTTGACGCGACCCCCACCCCGTAGTACCTTCAAGTCATGACACCGATGGAGTATGTCAAGTTCAAGAAGGCCTTCATGGGGATGAATCTCCCCGAGGAGACTCGGGGGCTCATCCTCGAACGCTCCGCCCAACTGCGGGAGCGGGGCCATTCCCCAAGCTCCGCACTCAAGCGGGCTGCCATGGAAAAGCGGGTGGTCATCACCATCCCCCCATACGACCCCTGGGAGGAGTGAGGGGTGGGGCTTGACACCCCCACCCCCAACATGGTACAGTCCCCCCATGACAGAACGATGCCAATGGGAAGGGTGTCCCCGACCAGCAACCTGGGAAGTCCACTATGAGGACTACTACATCACCCTATGCGACAAGCACAAGGTCCGCAACGAGCGGGGGGACCAGTTCCTCCACGGACTGTCCCTAGGGACCGTCCTGGGGGCCATCTTTCGTTGACAAGGTAGAACTACCCGGCTACACTAGGCCACATGGACTGTTTCGTGACCAACTGCAACGCTGAGGGCGTTACCCTTGACAACCGGGGCCGGGTATGCTGCAACGATTGCCGAGACTTTCTCGACACCCCCCGCACCCCCCACCGGACAATCCGAGAAAAGTTTGGGAAACTGCTTGACAGGATCCCCTGGCGCTGATAAGGTACACACATGAACAACTTCACCACCAAGAACACCAACCGCAAGGCCCACCGGGACCACTCGCAGAAGGGTGGCACCGAGCGCCGCGAGGCACTCGACGCCCGAAACGGACGACGGCTCCGGGGCGGGGCGTTCGGGACGGAGGACGCCAAGGTGTTCAACCGCCTGGCAGTCGGGACAACCGGCACCCCCCGACAGGAGAAGTCCGGAGAGGCAGCCTGAGATGGACCCCAAGGAGGACCCAGCAGGGGACTCCAAGGGGTCCCTTGAGGATTGGCTTGAGAAAGCTGACCAGGCCATCCACGAGTCCCTCTCCAACATGAAGGACCCGGTGGGGGCCGAGGTCCGCTAGCGCAACGCAAGAAAATCCAGAAAAACCTCGAAAACCCCTTGACAAGACTAACGGGGTGCGGTAAGTTGAACACATGAACAACGACACCAACCCCTACGAGCTGGCAGCACGCAACCTCAAGGCGGGCAAGCTGGCAGCCTACCTCGCCCGCAACAACATGGCGGATGTCAACCCCGACTTCCTGCACTGGGATACCCTCGCCATCCTGGCGGGCACCAACCCCCCGAGCGAGGCCACCAAGCTGGTCGTCATGGAGATGCTCCGGGCGGGCAGCTGACCCCGGACCGTAAGACCCCCCAGGGGGGGGCAGGTCCCGTGTCCGTCCCAAGAAAAGTCCTTGACAGACGAGGACGTCCCTGCTACAATAAGGACAGAGGGGGAGAGAGGGCAGTCCCAGCGGACTGTCCGGTCCCAGGGACTATTCGTCCCGTCCCGTCCGTAAAGGACTGCTCGTCCGCTATCGGACCCTCAACCTAAGGTTGAGGTTTAGAGTCGAGAAAGTTTCAGAAAACCCCTTGACAAGGTTGGAGGGGGGCTGTATCTTCCTACACATGGCACGACTCACCGCTACCACCTTCCCCGCAATCGACGCCCTTCTCCGCGGGGGCCGAGACAAGATCGGGCATAACACGACCGCTCGGCACGAGGGGGGCGACATTCTCGTTACCCTTCACTGCTCCGACATCGTGCGCCTGACCCCCACCGGGGAGGTGTTCGTCAACCTGCACGGGTGGCACACCATCACCACCCGCGACCGCTTGAACCAGTTCGTTGCGGCCAACTTCCGCAGCGACGGCAACAGGGGCACCATCATGACCCGTGTGGAGAGCGACGGCACCGTCAAGGTTCGCCCCATCGGGGCGGGCTGGCATCTGGTCGCCACCGCCACAGGCCCCCAGTTCTGAAAAACCCCTTGACAGGAGAGGAAACCTCCCCCATAATGGAACACATGAGCACCACCGACATCATCACCAACGACCCCCGCTTCCGGGCCACCGGCATCGGGGCCACCGACACGATCCTCGCCCTGCTGGAGGAGCACCTGTCTCACGACGAGGTCCTCGCCATCGGGCTGGCATCGAACTTCCGGGTGAACATGGATCGTGAGCGGCCTTCTGACGCCCTGCGGGCAGCCGCACGCTCCCACCTGGCGAAAACCGCCCGCTGAGTCTCCACTGTGCAACAGGCTAGCCTGAGCACAGAGTGAGAGGAAGCCCCCCGAAACCCCCCACAGGGGACGGGGGGCTTCCACAAAGTCCGGTCCCAAGGGACAGGACCTTGCAGTAAAGCAAGTTCTATAAATCCCTAAAAATGAACTCGAACCATTGACAGGACCAGGACATCCAGTCATCATGAGCCGTCCGCCACCCGGACCAACCCTCAAGTAGAGGTTGAGACCGGACGGGACGTCCAGCTAGGGTCCAGCGTCCGGTCCCAGGACAAGGACCCAACCCTCAAGTAGAGGTTGAGAGTTGAACCGGGACAGGTCCGCTCTTAGACTGTTTCCGTCCAAGGGACTCGGACGTCCACTCGGGTCCTGTAGTCCAAGAAGGGGACAGGACTCTCAACCTCAAGTAAAGGTTTAGAGTCCTGTCCGTCCCTGGACTAGGTCAAGCGGGGGGACTGAGGGGGCTCAAGGAACGATGAAGTCCTCCAGCCCAACCCTTGACACTCGATAGGCACTGTTGAGAAGTCGGGACTTGAGGATGTAATCCGCCCCAACGGGGTTCGCAGTATGAGCGAAGATGCACCCGATGTCCAGAGGGTCCTCGAAAAACACTTTCTCCTCCAAGAAGTCCACTACTGGACGTATCGTGTCCTCTCCTCCGAGGTCGTGATCCAAATAGAGGGCATCCCAGGACTTCTGGACTTCTGGACTCTCGGACTGGAGGACTTGAAGGGCGTCCTTCGATGTGCGAACATGGTGGACGTCGTGGCCAGGCTTGACCAAAGTCCGCTCGTCGTCTATCACCAAGATCCTCATGGGTCCAACATACAGCGCCCAAGGGGTGTTCGTCAAGCAAAAAGGGCGTCCCCAGCCTCAAAAACGTTCAACTCTGCCCATTCCCCCGCCAAAACGGACTGAAGTCAAGGGAAATCACAGTGTCCGTCCGTGGATTCGAGCCTAAAAACACTTGAACGAGGGGTTTGTCAAGGGTAAAACTGTCCTCGACCGGCTCGAAACCCTTGAATCTTCAAGGACAGTCCGGGCAAAACCCTTGAAAAGGGTTGACAGAGGGGGGAGCGGGCGCTTATACTGCCCCCAGGAGCCCGGAAACCCTAAAAACAGTCAACTTTCCTTGCGCTCCTCACTGAAAAGGGATACAAGGAGGCCTTGTTTGCAGTTTAGGGACTCGTTTTTGCTTCAAAAACCCTCAAAACCCTTGACTTTGTCTCTTTGATGAGCGATTATCGGACGAAACTTTACCGAAAACGGTAAAGTCCTTGACGCGAGAGGGGTGTCCAAGCTAGTTTGGACCGTGTGGAGGGGTTTGGGGCCGGGATAGCGGTCCGGTCCTCGGGACTGGACTGTTCTGGGTGTCTTTATAGCGTCCAGATGTCCGGACCGTCGTCTCTATAGTGATATTGTCCGTCCCTGTCCTTGGTCCGTCCGGGGGTCCTCTCGTCCAGGTGGGGGTTGTGGTGGGGTCCGCGGAGGACCTGAGAGACCGAACAGGTGTTCGGTCTCCCAGGTGTCATAGATCGTGCTCCTCTGCGCATGACTGACAGACGATCCCATGCTCGCCCGGATCATCCCAGGTTGCGTATGCGATCGTGTAGGTGATCATGTCATCCTCGTTGTGCTCCTCTCCGCACATCTCGCACTGACAGTAGATGATTCGCTCGGTTTCCATGACTACATCTAACCATGAGCGACTGAGCGAAGTCAACCCCTAATGTCGGGATATCTTGCCTACGAACAGGTGTTCGATTGTCGGGCGGGTCGGACGAACATTTGTTCGGTCCCAAGAGTCCTGAGCGTCCTCTCAGGGTCCTCACAGAAAGTCCTTGACAAGCGTCCTCCTATAGTCCAAGATAGGGACATGGCTTACAACAAGTTCCCCACCTATTGCATCGACTGCGACCGACAGGTCGGAGCAGGACACGCCCCACTCCTCAAGGCCAAGGGACGTTGGGTCGTTGCATGTCGCAACCTCTCGACCATCCCCACCTACGGGTCGGACGACGGGTACGATGCGATCAAGGACCGCATGCTGGATGGAGGATGGTGATGGTGCTACGTCGGACAGTGTGTCGACTGACAGGACACTACTGGGAGGACAGCGAGGTCGGACTGGAGTGTCTCGACCGGACCGTCCCGGTCGTTTCCAAGTGTCGACGTTGCGGTACCACCCGGACGGACTTTCGTCCAAAGAAGTAGCGCAGGACCGAACCCCGAACAGTCCAGTCCTGCGTCCAGTCCTCAAGGACGAGGACCGATTAGGTCTGTCCTCCGCTAGGTGAAATATCCCAACAGAAAGTCCTTGCAATCCTCAAGTGGGGGGTCCATAATAGGGACATGAACAACAACGACACCGTAACCCCGGAGCAGCTGGCCGAGGCCGAGGCCATCCTGGCAGCTTCCCATGGCCGAGTCGGGACCCTCCCCACCGAGGACCTTCTCCCCATCCAAGCTGAGGCCAAGCTCGTGCTTGCCAAGCTCCGCCATCCTTCCATGACCCGCGAGCATGGCGAGCTTCTTCTCACCGGACTGGCGCACTCGATCATCTCCGCTGAGGTCCGCAACCTTCCCCAGGCCCGGACCGTGCGAGTCGGGTCGGGACGCCGCGGCTTGTTCGGGCGCTGAGAGACCGGGGAGGGACCTACCCTCCCCGTCCTCCGTCCCCAGAGACGAGGACCGACAGGATCGTCCTTCGTCACTAGGTGAAACATCCCACAAGAAAGTCCTTGCAATCGTGAAACGGGGGGTCCATAATAGACACATGGAAACACCCACCCCGAACCCACAGACCCTAGTCGCCATGGACTGGGATCGGACCGACCCCAGCATCCAAGGAGTCCTCGACTTTGTGGGCGGTGCGCTGCTCTCCCACGAGAGGACGGCAGTGAAGCACTGGAGGACGGGAGAGGACGTGCCGACGCATCGGGTCACGTTCGATGCCAAGAAGGTCCGCAACACCGAGGTCCATGGCGTTGCATTCCGATCGGGTTTCGTGTCTCACATAGAGTGAACGAACCCAGGACCGGAGACCACCTAGAGTGGTCCTGTGTCCTGTCCCTAAGGACACCCCACCGTCCCGTCCCTAAGGACTGGACTCTCAACCTCAAGTAGAGGTTTAGAGTCCACCCCGGACGTCCTCGCAGCCCGCCACAGTCCCCGTCCAACTAGGTGAAACATTCTGCTTGACAGGACGGAGCGTCCTATGGTTAGATGTGTGCATGGAAACGACAGCCACCCCGACAATCGACAAGGCCGAGGCTGGACCCCTCAAGTTCTGGGTCGTCGGTGGGGCCGTCCGTGACGGCATCCTCGGGACCACAGTCAAGGACGTGGACTTCGCTGTGGAAGCTCCGTCCTTCACTGCGATGGTCGAGGGACTGGAGGGACTTGGCTTCAAGATCTTCCAAGTCCGCGAGTCCTTCCTGACAGTTCGGGCGGGTGTCCCCAACGGACACGCTCTCCGCAAGGTCACCAAGGACGCTGATTTTGTGATGTGTCGTGCCGATGGTCCTTCGACCGATGGGCGACGACCGGACTTTGTCACCCCCGGTACCATCCTTGACGATCTGAAGCGTAGGGACTTCACTGTGAACGCCATGGCCCAGGACCCGGACGGTGGGCTGCTGGACCCCCATGGGGGACTGAAGGATCTTCGATCAAGGACCCTGAGGTTTGTCGGGGACCCCATGGAACGCATCACCGAGGACGGGCTGAGGGTCCTCCGAGGCTTCCGCTTTATGGTCACAAAGACCATGACCCCGGACCCCGCCACGGACGCCGCGCTGCGCTCTGAGGTTGCTGCCGAGATGCTGGCAACGATCCCAGTCGAAAGGGTCCGCGAGGAAGTCCTCAAGATGTTCGATGGGGACCCCGTTGCTCCCATGACTCTCATAGCAGGACTTCCCTCAAGGACCCAGGACGCCATCTTTCGGGATGGGCTGAGGTTGACCCCTAGCCTCAAGCAGTGACCGCGAGAATAGGTCATATGACCTAGTTGACAGTCCGTCGGTTCTAGTGTTCAATGATCTACATGGAACAGCACCTCGACCCCATTGACTCGGCCATTCTGAAGCTTCGCTTCGGTGGTCGTTCTCTCGACTCCACCGCTGAGGCCATGGAGTCGGACCCGCGGCTGGTTCGACTCCGCGAGGCCAAGGCCATGAACGCTCTCCGGACCGCGGGTTTCTCCGATGGGGAGATTCGCGACCACTTCGGGCACTGAACCCCGGCCCGATCCGGACAAGGCCGAAAGGCCAGACCGGATCGGGCTACCGTCCTGGCGATGAGGACGCTATCGTTCTGGCAGGTCCGGGCGGACGGATCGTTCAGTGTCCGGTCCGCAGGGACGAGGACCCAACCCTCAAGTAGAGGTTGAGGGTGGACGTGGACGTCCAGCTAGGGTCCAGCTGTCCGGTCCGCAGGGACGAGGACCCAACCCTCAAGTAGAGGTTGAGGGTGGACGTGGACGTCCAGCTAGGGTCCAGCTGTCCGGTCCGCAGGGACGAGGACCCAACCGGGCTACCCGTCCAGCAGCGAAACAACAGGGGGGGTCCTGCCGTCCTTTCGACAATCAGGCCAGAAAAGAAATCCAAGAAAGTCCTTGACTCCTTCCCCTATTACGTGGTTAGATCTATACATGAACAACAGCACCACCACCACCGCCCGCAAGGTCTCCGGGTTCTGCGCCTGGTGCGGGGCCGTGAAGATCATCCCCGCCCACCCTAAGGGGGAGATCGCCCCACTCCCGGTGCACACCTGCGAGCACCACTAGCGGGCCGAGACCACAGGGGGAGCGACCACAGGGGGGTCGCTCCCCCCACTCGGTCCCCGGTCCACATGGGACCCACCCGTCCGCTGCCGCGACGATGCCCGGTCCGTAAGACGTCCAGGAGGGGGACCGTTCTACCCGTCCAACCCTCAAGGACCCGCAACCCTAACCCTCAAGTAAAGGTTTAGACCGGACCCGGACGTCCCTTCGGGTCCAGCGGTCCGTCCAGCGGACCGAACCCTAAACTTCAAGTAGAGGTTACCCGCCAACAGTCGAACGTCCGTTCGATCGGACCCGGACGTCCAGTTCGGGTCCGTGAAACAAGAAGGAGTCCACGAGGACGAACCCCCGTCCCAGTCCAAGTCCAACCCTCAACCTCAAGTAGAGGTTGAGGACTGTCCTGGACGTCCAGTTCGGGTCCGTGAACAATCCCCGTCCACGTCCGCAGAGGGGGGACCGGGACCGACGGTCCGTCCCCGTCCACAGCTAGGACAATCTTGCCAGTCCAGAGAGGCCGTAAAGGTCCAGCGTGGACCTGTGGGGGACCGCTGTCCCGCAAGGAACGACAGGCCCCCTCAACTCCTCAACCTGGACCTCGGACTGGACCTCCTCCTTCATCGACTTCCCTGAAGGAAACCCCCAAGACTTCGGACAGGGTTTCGACGCGGGGGGCTGAGGGGACCTGGACCATTCATCTCCTTGTCCACCCCACAAAACTGTGGACGTAGGACAACCCTCAACCCCTACTTGAGAGTGAGACGGAACACTTGTTCGACAGGGGACTAGGACGTCCAGCTTTCCGTCCACTCTTATTGTCCCCCAGGACTGCTTGGACGTCCTTTATTCGAGGGACTTTTATTGTCCTCTTTGGACGCCCGGACTGTCGTCTTTCTTATTTCTAGGGCGGTCCGGTCCGTGGGTCCGCTATGGCGTCCGGACGGGTCCCGACCGAACACTCGTTCGACCGNNGTTCGACCGAACACTCGTTCGAGGCGCGGGAGGGCCGATGTTAGGTTGCCCTAACATCGGCCCTATGGTCGGGTTCAGAACATGTAGTCAATCTCCCTGCAGTCGCGGCACAAGCTCTCAATGGTTGAGGAATCGACCGCCCATGATGGCATGTATAGTTCTTCGGCCACTGCGACATCGTAAAGATTTTCGCAGTTTTGGCACAGCCCTGTGGCGCCATCGGTTGAGACGTAATCGCCTAGCTTGAAGTGTTCCATGGATGTCATGGTAATCGGTTGCTGCTGCGCGCTACAACCTATCGGAGCAGAATAGGCAATATGACTCATCTTGCTAAAGGGTAGGGTCGCGGGTGCCGATGGTAGTGGCATGACATCGACCAGCACTCATCGACCCGGAATCATGGCAGCACAGGGTATCCGCGGGTCGCGGCCCATCATCGTGGATCGCGCTAGCCTGTCGCTTACTTGTGCTGGCGAAACGCTAACTATCGCGAGCGATGGAACTTGGCGCGACCATGATGGTCGCGAGGTCGATGTTCGCGCGGCACTCACCCTATCCGCGGCATGGTTCTATGGTCGGCCCTAGGATATTCCACCTAGTAGGTTGCAAGTGCCACCGTGGCGCGATACCGTCAACTCATCGGCCCTAACGGGGGGCCGCGAACGAAAGGCTAGACATCATGGCCAACATCACAGCGAACGAGACCTACTACAGTGTCAGTACCTTCCGTGATGCTGCTGCGGTGCTAGATATGATCGGGGCGGAGCGTGGTACGGAATGGCGCCGCGCCTTGCTGCGCGACCTCATGAGCACCGATAAATGTCGGATCCGCAAGGGTTCCCGCGTCATCGTGATCCGCAGGCGTTGACCTAGCCGAGCCAGCGGCCCCGACCCTACTAGGGTCGGGGCCCTTGCGCGTTTTGGGCCCTGGTGCTCGCCCTCGGC